TCTGGTGTAGCCTTCATTACTTCTTGTGCCATTACACCCTTAAATCTAGTAGGATTGCCTATGTAATTATAGTGGTATAAATTATATCCTTTTTCATTACCAACATGCTTAATATTTTCTTTTAACCTATAATCAGAAAATGCCGCAACCGTAGCACCTGCACTTGCCAAATCGCCAATGAATTGCAACTGTTGGTTTTGCTGTTGTTGTGCAAATTGTGATGCCCCCAATTGATTTGCAAAACCTTGATTAATTATACTAGCCACATCAACTGTTGGTGCATTGAATGGCTGAAAAGGAGCGGCGAAGCCACCCAATGCCCCTAATTCCCCGAACTGCTGCGCCCTTTGCTGTTGTTCTAGGTTGGCTAACGCTAGTTGTTCATTTACTTCTTGCCCCCTTAATGCCGCTGATAAACTAGCTAGCCTGTTTTGTTCTACTCTGCCTGCTTCGATAGCACCAAACGCTAAGTCTTGTTGCCTGTCGCCAACTGACTGGTCAAATCTAGTCAATTCTTTTTGTGCTGCCTCGCTTGATAATGGGATGCCTCTATCTGCTAAACTCTGCACCAAATCTCTACGCTCTTGCTCTATTATTGGTGCTAATCTTCTTTGCCCTGCTTCAAACGTTTCTTGCTCTAGTCTCAAAGCATCGTCTGCAAAATCCCCTAGCAATGGTGTTTGTAATCCGCCCTGTATATCCGCTGCGCTTCTAAAACCACCTAATTGAGTTCCTTGCAGTTGACTTACCAAGTCCAACGCTGCAGCTTCTCTTTGCTCTCTAAATTGCTGTTGAAATGGGCTTTCTGTGATTCTTACGCCTTCCGCATCAGGACGTGGTACGAAGTTGCCCTCTTCGTCTATGGTGCCATATTCTAACGTGCCTTGCGGTGTGATTTGAAATAACTGTGTAGCTTGCTTTTGCTGCTCAATGGTTGCACCTGTATCTGGTGCTTGCGGTGCTGGCGCTGGGTCATCCCCAAAGCCAAACGCTTTTCCTAATGGTCCAGGTGTGAATATGTCGCCCATCGGCTCGCCTCCCAATCTTCACGCAATATAGAAAATTGCATTATATCTTCAATTCCTGCTGGCTTTCTTAGGATTCCTTCAAGGGTAAAACCAGCCAATTTAACTAATCTTACCGCTTGGCGATTGCTTGCGTGTGTCACTGCGGTTAACCTATTATAACAAGAATCTTTGAAAAATAAAGATAAAATTAGTTTTATAGTTGTAAGGGGATTCCAATCTTTTCTAAAAGCTGCCAAACTAATACTAGCCTCCAACTCTTGTATATTGCTTTCCTTGTGCATTAAGAAGCTGTTAAAAGCCCACGCAACTGAGGGCTTGCCCTCCTTTATAATTCCATAACATTGACACTTTCTATAATCTATCCTATCTGGGATAGCTTCATTTAGTTTTGTACCCCAGTACCAATTGTTATTTAAACCATTCTCTGAACTTCTAGCGATATGTTCGTTCCCAACCATTTAAACTGCGCTCCCTGAATACTAAACTGTATTACCGTTGATATTGCTCTACCTGTACCCGCTACACTAAATTTAACATTCCTTGCCGCTGCCGCTCCTGCCCATTGCGACTCATCCCATATTGCTGTATTCCAGTCGGGGCCTATAGGCTCACTTTGTGCCGTGTTAGTTACTGGTTTATCTATATAATCGTAGCCTATTTCAGCTCCAAGAGTTGAGGTACCATCAAATAAATAAGTTATTGTAAGATTTTTGACATTCTTAATATTTGGTATATTAACGGTTGAATAAGCCTGTTGTGCTACGCAATCTATATTACTACCATTATCACTAAATCCACTATCAGCCTTATAAACAACACCGTCACCGCCAAAGTACAGGCCGTTATTAAAACTTGCAAATACAGTAGCGTTCCACCCAGTAAACAAACTAGGGGCTTGCGTTTGAAATACTGTGACATATTGAAAGTAGTTACTGCCATCAACTTCTGGTACATTAACAATCAACCACCCTTTATTATTATAAAGCGACAATTGCCAATCGCTATTTGTTCCGTAAGTGTTAAAAGCTTCTCTTATTGCGCCGCCTAATTTTGATGGCTTTAAAAGTACACCACCAAGCTCACCAGAGGCGTTTATAGTATCACTTAAAGCTACAACATCTTGCCTAGTAAGTACGATTATATCACCAGCAAACTCTATTGCAGAACGTTTATTAATTGGTGCTGGTATAAAGTACCTTCCAACTAAAGCCCAGTTTGCAGCTGTACCAGGGTCATTTCCTTGGTAAACTATAACCTCACCTGTATCTAGGATAAACGCTGCATAATCATCTGGCCCGCTTCCACCATCCCTAGAAATAGATTTCATTATTAAAAGATTTCCACCAGTCTTTGAGACTTCATTTAATGGAAATTTAGTAAAAGCCCCTTGTATGGCATTTGTAGCACCATAGTAAAAATTAGATGTATCAGTGTCCCAAACATACATTCTTGATTTATGAACGTTTATACCATCAACATTAGATGGACCATCTGTGTGCAAATCATTTGAGTATGACGCATCAGTTGAATTTGTACCGTCATATATTTGCGGTGTATCAGCACCATTTACAAGCACCATAGAGCCGCTTAATTGAGCACTTTCAAAGTCTGTATTTGTAAAGCCCGTTTTAACGATTGTTGCCGTTCCTCCGCCTGTTCCTAGCGAATATAAAACAGTCCCAGCACCGACAACCAATTGTTGCGTTGTTGCGTTCTTATATTCCGATAGATGATTAACAGTGCCAGTCATGCCTGTACCAAAACTATCAAAACCTAACCTTGAGGATATGCCATCAGGTTCAGATATAACATTTTGAAATTGCACCGCATCTAACAAAGGCATAGCAGAACGTGATTCGCGGGTATTTAACCCTCCATTTGGAACAGGTATTTCAACTTGTCTAGCCGTGCCTCCTAATTGCTGTACTACTGCTTCCCTCATAATCCTACTCCTGTATCTGGCAAGTTAGGGTTTCTGGTGTTGTAGTTATATTTAGGTCCTATAATTCTTTTTGGTGTTTCTGCTGCTATTAAATCCTCCCTAGCATCTTCAAATTCTTTTAATTCTACCGCTGCTGGCAAGCCGTCACCTGCTTTTAACTCGTATTTCAAACCAAGCTCCATTAAAAACTCTGGAAATCTAACCTCATCATCATCAGCTGTGAAAGCTGCCTTTGTTGTTGTTCCACTTGCATCTATTATCCAGTTTTTGGAGATATATTCAAACACGATAGTGTCGCCTGTCTTATCAGGAGTAATTAAGATATTATTATCTTGTTCACGATAATAACGAATAATACCAACATTTGTTACAACGGAGCTTTTAAGCACCTGCCACTCTTGAGGCGTAACTAGTGACATCTTTCTATAATTAGACCTATCCCAGTCAGTGTCATTAATATAACGCAAAAAATCACCATCTGTAAAAACACTAGAACGAGAATAAGAGCCTGTACCATTACTTGTAAACGTCACCTCTTTTTGTATAACTTGCCAATCATGCATGGCCGAAAGCTTTTTGCCCACTTTATTTAGCAAGGCTAACGCTTTCTTTACATACTTGTCATTATTCCCCACTACCGTTTGAGGCTCTTCCCCTAGTAGTGTTTCGTTTGTTACGTTTTGTATTATTGTTAGTAGGCTCATCACCACTCTCCAATTTTAAATTAGGCTGTTGCAGCTTTTTTATTTCTGCTTTTAGCTCTTCAATCTCTTTTTCCAACTTTTTAGCGTAGTTATCACCCTCTAAAAATAACTTTGCTTTCTTTACTAAATCCCTACCTTCAAACAGGTTCTTTATACCCTTCTCGTGTAAGTTAGCCAACTGCTCAACTGTTTCTACTTTTAACGCTTGTAAATTAGCTACCTGAGCTGGTGTTATGCTTGGCAACATATCAAGCGGTATACCGTTCTTTTTGTCTTCTTCACGGTTTAAATAATTATTCCATTGAAACTCAAACCTTTCTTTATCCTCTTCTTTAACCTTTCTACTTACTTCTGTGGTTTTATCACCAGGTATTCTTATATTTATCCAATCAACATCTTCAAAAACCTGCCTTCCCTCTTGTTCGCTTTTAAATTTATTATGTACTGCCTTTTTACTAAACTTTACCGCTAAATATTTATCCTCTTCTGGATTCCATTTTTTTTGATTAAACATTTTATCCGCTCCTTTTTAAAATGTCAGGAGGGGGACATAATGCCCCCACCCTTAGTTAGTTAGTGTGGAAAATCACACAAAATTATTTTTTCTGATGCATCAATTGCAACCGCACATACAACATCAGTTACCGCTGCAGATACGTCAAGCGTACCATCAGCCGCGCCTGTTGCAGTTAGTGGGTCACCATCTGCACCTGCTGTTAGTGCTATAGTTAATGTTGCGATTCCTTTTACTTGAATCCAACCATAACTACCATCAGTTAAAGCTGCTTGTAATACACCAGCACCAACCTCGTCACTATCAGATAAATCAGAAGTAACAATTGTACCAGTGGCATCACCAACAGCAACAGTTGCGTAATAAGCAACTTCACCAGCTACACCAGCCGTTGCAGCACTTGCAGCCTCATACTTTACGTATTTGTAAATTTTACCATCATCTAGTTGTGCAAGCTCACCAAGTTTAAATTGTGGGCTTGTGTCAATAACAGTTAAATCTAGACCAATTTGATATCCCATGATATCCTCCGTTATTTATTGTTAATCTTTCAATACACCTTGCAAGCTACGGTTTGAACAAGTCAAGTTACCCATAAATAGTATAGGCATTACCATAGCATCTTGATTAATTGGCTTATCCATTTCACCTGGTGTAAAGTTTGCGTTTTCATGTACACAGAACTCTAAGTAGTTAGTGTTCAAAAAGTACATATGATTAGTTGGTATATCGTTATCAAGAACAACAGGTACACCAAGATAATCAAGAGCTGCAAAACCACTAGAAGCCATTTTAGCAACAGCACCCTCATTCACGTTTACACGTTGAATTGATTGTAATGCTTGCTGATAGAAATTGTAATAGTTTTGATCTGCTACAATTAGATTAGGCTTATCAGTACCACGAGTTAATTGATTATAAACTGTGTTCATATACTTAATAATGTTGGAAGCAGAAGCAGCAGCACCGCCGTCAGTAGTTGCATCGTACGCAACGTTTCTCCAAAAAGTTTGCGTTGAAGCATCAATACCGCCAACCGTTCCAGTTGTAGGATCGTCCGCTACAATTAGCTGTAACCCACCGATCTGTTTACCTGAAGAACCAGTACCATCTGAATATAAACCAACATTAATATTGTTCGCCATAGTAATCATAGCAACCTTAGTTCTATTAGTTACTAGGTCAATTATTTGAGCCTCACCGCTGTTTTGTCTACGCTCAAGCCCTGATATAGTTATATTTACAGCTGCTTGTTTCCAGTCATAATTAGCAGAAGTTAGAGTGTCGCTTGCGCTTACATCTAAAGTCTCATAACCAGAGTAATATTGAAATGTTGAGTTTTCAGCATACGCAAGTTGTTGCTGAATAGACTCACCACCTGTTTTTAGCTTAATACCGCCCACGTCTTTCATTGCCGTTAGCAATGCGTTTTTATCCGTAACGTTATCAGCAAAATCATTTTGAAAATCTCTCAAAGTACTCGATAGAATTTCAGTAAAAGTACTATTTGGAATAGTCATTTTAAACCTCGCTTAAATTAATAAAGCCGAGTTTTAAGAGTTAGCACTTGCCTCTCGAAGATTTCTTCTAAACATCTCTTCAAAGCTTAATTTTTCAGGGGCTGGTTTAACAACCCTTGTATTGGTGATTCCTTTAGCTGCCTTTTTAGCTTTTGCAACTTTTCGCTTTTCTTCTTCCAAATCAACTTTTTTTTGTCGCTCTGCCTCTGCTTGCATCTTAGTAAGTTGTACAGTTGGCGACATTTCATAAGCTTCTTCTAGCGTCTTAGCTTTGCCCTTCACTATTAAAGAACTCATCTCGTCATAAGCTTCTTCAAATAATGGGTGCTTTGGCTCACCACTTTCATCAATTGCAAATTTGAAGTCCCGTATCTGCTTGGCGATTTCCGCGTCTTGTCTCGCTGCAATATTAGTTTCTTTTTGCACATTGCCTTGTTTTATTTGTGCTACGTCTTTTTTTAACTCGGTAATTGTTTTATCATAGTCAACAACTTCATCATTAGACTCGTCGTTGACAAATTGCTTAGGGTCAACCCTATAGGCTTCCATAAGCTTTTTTATGGTTGGAGCTGGATTAGTGATTAGGCTTTGTTCAACACTTAGCAACCTTTTAACATATTCTGGTGCTTCAATGCCTCTAGCCTTCAATGCCTCCTTGGCTCTATCGTCAAATATTTCATCCCAAGAACTAACTTGCTTTGCAAACTCTGCACGCTCACCAGCCTTGCGATGATAATCTTTTCTTAAGTTCTCATACCTACTTATTAAAACCTCGGCTGCTTCCTTTGTTTCAGGATTATTTAAAACAGCTTCAAACTTTTCTTTTTCCTCTTTTTTCCACTCTTTAGGTATTAACTTAAATTCTTCTTCTATTTGGTTTACTTCTTCACTTTGCTCTTTTTCTGATACTTCAAGTGCATCATTATTGTCTTGTGTTTCTTGCTCAACAACCTCTTCTTCATTTACAACTATCTCCTCTTTTTCTTCAATAACAACTTCTGGCTTTCCAAGTGCCTCATTAAGAGCATTCTTCAAATTATTAGCTAAGTCATTGTTTTCTTGTACTACTTCTTCTGTCATATTACCGCTCCTTTTAATGACATTAAATTAAACTCCTACAATTGCATTGTCTTGCGGATTCGCCTCTTCCGCTTGCAACTTCCTTTCCTCAGTTTCCGCTTTTTGCGCCTCGTTTAACGACTTTAAAGCTAACTCAACTCCTTTTAAATCTAACTTTTGACCTTCCCTTGTGTCTTTCATTCCAGCTTCTGCTGCTCTTATATCTAATTCTTTATCTTTTAATCTCAATTCAGCTTGCTTAAACGTAGCATCTAATTGCAACTTAGCCATTTCCCTTTGTTCTTTCATTTGTTCAGGGCTTGGTTGTTTAGGTTGATTAGCTTGTTTTGCAGCTTCCTTAACCCTATCCATAACAGCTTGTTCAATATCACGCCCCATCTTAAACTTTTTAAGCATAGCCATCAACAAATCGCTTGTAGCTTGCAAGCCTAACACTTGAACCATTGCAGGAGTGCGCTGTACAAAATCACTTACCGCAGCAGTAAACTCTATTATGTCCTGTTTATCTGCTATATCATCAGCTGCTATTGTTGAATCAGTTTGTATATCAACCAAAACACTAGCAGGCTCTGTTTGCTCTAATATCTCTTTATAAATCGCAACTTCATCAAGAGGTACAGACGTTTGCAAAGCTATAGTTTTTGGCTCAAACTTATTAACTATAATTTGCCCTGCTATTCTAAATGCATCACGTATTAATCTCTGCACGTCACGTTGATACTTAGATATTCTTAGCGTACCAAACCTTCCCTTAATCCTTTGCGCTCCTAAAGTCTCCCTAGGGTCTGATTGCCCTCGTAATATATCCGCATATCCCATTATTTGATATATAGAATCAATAATTTCTTTTCTTTGCTTATATAAAGACTCGAGTACTGCAATCTGATTGTTTAAATCCTCTGTGTCCATTACTGATTTTATACCGCCCTTACTTTGTAGCTTACTAAAGTCTTTAATAGGTATAAACTGATTATCTTGTGCTGAACTTAACAGCTCCAAGTCACTAAAAGAGCCATCATAAACGCCACGTCTTCTTAAGCTGTCTACGTTTCTTCTTATTCTTGTAGATACTTCATCAAGTTCATTTGCTAAATCTTGATAAAACACAAACAAAGGCACTGGTTTAATTTCACCAGTAGTTGTTGATGAGAATAACGGCTTTGGTATAGGGTAGAATTCATCTAGTTCAAGAGGGTCTTTATCTATTCTTAATGGGCTATTGACCGCCTTTCCATCTGCTATCCATAAAACACGCCTATTAGTTTTATCCCATACTTCCCAAACCTCAGCATTTCCAAATTTGTTATTCTCTGGTGTGTAAGTTCTGTTGGTTTTATCAGACTCATCTTGATACGTATATTCCAGTGTATTAGCAATAGATGTTCCAAACTCTTCTTTTGCTTCCGTGTAAGTAAACAACCCCCTAAACGCTATCCAAGGTAACGACTCCCATTTTTTACATTTTGGATATAGCAAATCTTTCCATTGTACATGTTCATATCGCACCTCTTCAAAAACAAGCTTTTCATCTTGCTCTATTACAACTTCGCCATCATCGTTGGTAGCTTCCTTTTCCCTCTTATCAAAGGTAGGTTCATACATCACACGTAAAACGCCAGTTCCAGGCAATAATAAATCCTTAACAGCACTTTCAATAGAGCTTACCGTTTCTGGCAACTTTCCATTATAAGCTATAACATCTTCTAGCATCTTTGCAGCCTTACGGGCATTCATACTATCGGTGTCGTTAGCCCTTACATCAGGCTCAGGTGTTTCACTAAATAAAATTGGTTGTATAGTTTCCGTATTAGAATACAGAATATTATAACTAGACAGAAAATTTCCACTAGCTATATTTCTTTGGCTTGTATCGCGCTCCTCATCACGATAACGACATTCTATTTTATCGCCTCTTTTATGATAATCTTTTAGATATTCTTTTGCGGTGGCAATTTGCCCCTGCCAAAAATTCAGGGTATCACTATTCTTTGATACTGGGACTTTTTTATCTATACTCATACTGCAACCATTAAAAAGTTACACAACATTAACACATTACAACTACAAATTCAACACGTTATATTATAGGTCTACTAACACCGTGTGTATTACGTCTCATAACTCCCATAAAAGTATTTTTATCATCTACTACCATGGATGTGTCAAAGTCCTCTTGATATCCTACCGCTAAATACCTAAACGCATCCGCACCATGCTTAAACCAGCCTTTAGCTGGCACGCCAGTAAACACCTTGTGTTTATCGTCCCATTGTTGTGCAAATGAACCTAAAGACTCACGCCCCTCTTGTGTTTTATCTTTATCAAATACACAACGATTAAAAAACGCCTTAGCTACAAAAATATCTGATACTTCTGATTGTGTTCTTCTATGGCATTTCCAGTCTTGGCTTGGCATAAGCTCTTGAAACTGCTCCTTAACACTCTTACCATCTCTTGAACCCATTTGCACATAATCCGCATCATGTGGTAGGTGGTGTGTTTCATATAAGTAACGCCTATCTTGTAACACCTGTGCGTAGTGTGCTGGCCCTTGCATATTATTCTGGTAATAATCTATTACCCTAACTTCACGCCCTGCATATTGTACAAACCATATTGCTGTATAATCACTACGCCCAATATCCCACCATGTATGGACTGGTAAACTGGGGTCATATGGTACGCTTGTAATTCTATTATCCTGCTCTGCTTTTGACAACTCCCCAACGTAATAAGCACCCGGCAACGCAGCATCAAACGAACAAAAATACTCTTGCAGCCAATAAGCCTTTCCTGCATCTTCACCATAAGCCGATTGATATTCTCTTAACTCATTTTGCAATTGCTCCTCTGTAAACACATCTGTATCATTAGCCGTTGATTTAGTGCTGTACCATTCAGGGGATTTTTCAGCCATGTTATACAAACTATAGCCGTGATTTTTACCACGTGACGTGTAAATAAAAATAGCCCAACCGCCATTTTCTGCAAGTATAGGCCTAAGATAAGCCCATGCGCTAGGGTCGCACAACGACCATTCTGAGAATGTCAATCCATAAGGAGGCGAACCA